CAGAAACATTTGGCGTTCCATTCTTTGAGAAAACAGCCAGTGCTACTCCTGTACATGGTTCAGAGCGCAACGAATACGGACTACTTACAGCCTACAGTTTATTAGGTGTAAGCAACGCTGCTTTTATTGTAAGAGCAGACGTCGACCTAGATGAACTAGAAGCACAGACTGACGCCCCGGGAGCGAATCCCACGAACGGCCAGTGGTGGATTGATACACAGGCCACAACCTGGGGTATTCAAGAATGGAACGGTGCTGCTGCCACAGTAGCAGGCGGCCAGAAATTCACATACAAGGTGCCGATTGTACTCACAGACGCAGATTTCCCCTCTAAGATCACAGGCAATGCTCCAAAAGAAGGAGTAGGTAAGATCGGTGACTATGCAGTGGTATTCCGCACAGTGGAAGGTGACACTTCATTTGGTGCTGAAGAAGAATATGCAAGGATCTATTATAAATCAGCAGGTAACGGCGGAATTGGCGGTGGCGGAACCGGTGTCGATGCAGGCGAATGGGTACTAGTAGGTTCTAACGAATGGTCGGCCAGCTGGCCAGTGGTTAACGGTACAGCAGTAAGTGGTTCAGTCACTTACAATTTTTATGTCAACAACAGTCTAATCAGCGGTTCAGGAAACACTGGCGCAATAGCCACAGCCATTAACGGCGCAAATATCCAAGGTGTAAATGCACAGGCTATCAGTGGCAGATTGTATATCTATTCCGATGGTCGTTCAGCAGCTGATGGCACTCCTGGTGATTCATCAGGTCCAGACGGTCGTGTTTTGCTTGAAGACGGAACCACGGCTCTCAGCGCACTAGGTATCACAGCAGGCGTATATCTAAGCCCACGGCTAGCACAGCAGCCTCATACATCTATACCTAGCTACAAACGTAGTGAAAACACAGATACTGTTGGCGGCGCAGCAACAGGCAGTGTATGGATCAAAACCACAGAACCCAACAATGGTGCTCGTTGGAGAGCCAAGCGTTGGAGTTCAGCTACACTATCGTGGGTCAGCTACGAAGCACCAATATATGACAACACCGCAGCATCTCTATATTATCTAGATCGCAGCGGCGGTGGCGCAGGCATTGCAGAAGATGCATTGTTCACACAGGCTAATGCCAAAGAAACATCAGGATTTGATACGACTCCTACCACAGCGACATTTAGACTGTGGCGTAGAAACATTGGTGTTGGTGCAGCTACCAGCATCACTAGTAACATTATCAAAGCCGGTACGATTTCAGCAGGTGCTAAAACATTTACTATCAGTGAATCATTAAAAACCACGCTGGCACTAGACACAGCTAAAAACATTTCATTTACCGCTGTAGGTACAAGTGCAGATGCAGATCTTATAGCGGCAGCTATCAACGCAGCAGGATTCACAAATATTGTGGCTTCAGTAACAGAAGTTAGTGCTACGTCGAATAGAGTTGTTATCAGTCATATACTAGGTGGTGATTTTAGGCTAGCAGATAGTTCTGGCACAGCAGTTGCTAGCATGTTCACTGCCTATAACATTGATACGCTAGCAGGTACAGAAAACTTCTATGCAGCAGAATCTGCAGTAGGAGGATACCTAGCATCTGGTTGGAAGCCGCTGGCAGCTTCAGATCCAAGATTCGCTGCTTCTGGTGATGCACCATTGAACGAACCACAAGACGGACAATTATGGTATAACCCTAATTTCTCAGAAGTGGATCTAATGGTACACAACGGAAACACATGGGTTGGCTATCGTCATTCTACAGCACCTTATTATGAGGCAGCTACAGCAACATTAAGAAATGGCTATCTACCTATAGTTGCAGCTTCAAATCCATATAAGAGTGGAGTTACAGCCAACGGTGATATTTGGATCAGCACAGCAGATCTTGAAAATTATCCAACCATTTACAGATACAATACTAATCTAAGTGATATAGCTGATCTTTCACAGCGTTGGGAACTGGTAGACAAAGCAGATCAAACCACAGAAGAAGGTGTGTTGTTTGCAGATGCACGTTGGAATACCGCAGGTACTTCAACAGTGGCCAGTAGCATTGAAGACCTAATCACTAACAACTTCTTAGATCCAGATGCTCCGGATCCTGCACTATACCCCAAAGGCATGTTGCTATGGAACCTACGACGAAGTGGTGGCAACGTCAAACAGTATCAAAACAGTTACATTGATACCACTGCCGACAATCCAAGAACTGGCACAGCGACTCTCGCAGGTTCAGCATTCCAAAGCGGTGAAAGCATGGAAACCTATGCCACAGACCGCTGGACCACAGCTTCAGGTAACAATGAAGATGGTTCGGGATCATTTGGTCGTAAAGCACAGCGCAAGGTTGTGACACAGGCCTTGAAGAGCGTGGTAGATACCAGCCAAGAGATACGCGACGAAGAACGTCGTAACTTCAACATCATAGCTGCTCCTGGTTATCCAGAGCTGTTGAGCAATCTAGTGAACCTAAACATTGATCGCGGTGTGACAGCGTTCGTAGTCGGCGACACTCCGTTGAGACTAGCAGCAGATGCTACATCATTGACCACATGGGGCACCAATGCCAATCTAGTCACGGACAACGGTGACGACGGTGTTGTTACCTATGATGAGTACTTGGCAGTGTATTATCCGAATGGATTTACTACAGATTTAAGCGGATCACCTGCAGTGGTTCCAGCCAGCCACATGATGCTGAAGACCATCACGCTCAGTGACAACGTCAGCTTCCCATGGTTCGCACCAGCAGGAACACGTCGAGGCGGTATTACCAATGCCACAGCAGTGGGTTACATAGACTCAGCCACAGGTGAATTCCAAACTGTAGCTCTAAACGAAGGACAGCGTGACACGCTGTATGATCTCAAGATCAATCCAATTCCATTCTTCAACGGAATAGGATTAGTAGCACACGGCCAAAAGACTCGTGCAAGAAACGCTTCAGCATTGGATCGTATCAACGTAGCACGTTTAGTGGTATATCTACGCAGCCAGTTGAACAAGCTAGCTCGTCCGTATATCTTTGAACCCAATGATAAAATCACACGTGATGAAATCAAACAAGCTGTAGAAAGTCTGTTGTTAGAGCTAGTAGGTCTAAGAGCACTCTACGACTTTGCGGTTGTCTGTGACGAAAGCAACAACACACCGTCAAGGATAGATCGCAACGAACTGTATGTTGATATCGCAATTGAACCTGTGAAGGCTATTGAGTTCATTTACATTCCGTTACGTGTCAAGAACACAGGAGAAATTTAAAAATGGCAATTACATCACTGAATAATTTAGGTATCCCAACCACAAACGCAGCTGGCAGCACCCAGGTGTTGTTGATGCCTAAATTAAAATATCGCTTTAGAGTAACACTGTTGGGTTTTGGAGTTGCCGCTGCCACAGAACTTACCAAGCAGGTACAGGACGTGACTAGACCCAAGGTGTCATTTGAAGAAATGACGCTGGATGTCTATAACTCCAAGGTCAAACTGGCTGGCAGATACACACTAGAAAACATCACATTGACCTTACGTGATGATGCCAGCGGTCAAGTACAAAAACTTGTGGGACAACAGATCCAGAAACAATATGATTTCATGGAACAGGCGTCCGCTCGTTCAGGTATCGACTACAAATTTACCACACGCATAGAAGTCTTAGACGGTGGTAACGGCACATTAGTTCCAGAAACTCTAGAAACATTTGAACTCTATGGATGTTTTGTGCAGAACGCAGACTACGGCGATGCTAACTATTCAACTAATGAACACATGACCGTGGCACTGACTATCGCCTACGACAATCTATCACAGTTTGCAGCAGGTGCAGCAGCTACAAGCCCAATTGGTGGTATTGGTGCAGCAGTAGGACGTACTTTAGGTGCAGCCGTAACAGGCGCTTCAACTACACAGGGATAATTAACCCTATATCAAGAAAAGCTCGATTATTTCGAGCTTTTTTTGTGACATAAATATTTGTATGGCAAACTATTTCACAAGATTTCTCACTGGTGTCGGCGAAGGTCTATTAACTCCTAAAGGTCAGAGCGCAAACTGGCGCCACGCTACCAAGTTGTTCATAGATGGCAACATGCGGCTGGCTCCTCGCACCAAGTTCAACTACTATGTGAGATTTGAGATTGATAAAAATGTGATGCGGGTTCCTGCATTTTCTAACAAACATCACGAAGAAGTAGGACTGCTGGTAAAAACAGCAGAGCTGCCTAAGTATAATTTTGACAGTGTTGTGAAAAATCAGTACAACAGAAAAAAAATCGTCTATAAAAATTTCAATTACGACCCTGTGTCTATAACCATGCATGATGATGCCACTGGAGTTATCAGTGCTATGTGGGCTGTGTACTATGGATACTATATCGCTGACAGACAGCTGCCCGAATCGGCCTATTCTGAAACCAAATATCGTGCAGCTGATACCCCAAAGGACAACTTTAGATACGGTATGGACAATGACGTTACCGCTGGATTTTTTAAATCAGTCAGCATATACACCATGGCCCGCAGAAGATTTTTAGGATATACACTGATTAATCCAAAGATCAAATCATGGAGTCACGGAAATATGGATTACGCAGCCAGTGAATTCGCAGAAAGTACTATGACTCTGGAATATGAATCAGTGAAATATTCTGCAGGACAGGTACGCTATAATAGTCCCAAAGGTTTTGCCACACTGCACTATGATTCTGTGCCAAGTCCTATATCAGTGGCGGGTGGCGGAGTTGCTACACTAACCGGAGAAGGCGGAGTCTTAGACGGCCTAGAACAGATATTTGGTAATCTAGGATCAGGTGCAGCCTTCGACAGTCCTGGCGGATTTCTCAGCACAGCCATAGCCAGTATCAATACCTACAAAAATTTTAAATCATTGACTCCGGCCCAGTTAAAGTCGGAAGCCATCAATATACTCAGCAATCCAGGAAATATTTCATCAGCCATATCTACTGTAGGTGGAGTAGTAGGAGCTGTGTTTCCAAAGAGTGCTAGTCAGACTCCGTCTACATCGGCTACCCAAAGACCCTTGGTAGGGGACTTCCCTTCTGGTCCAGGAAATCAAGCATAACATGGCCACTAATCTCCCCGCATTTGAGATCCAAGACAGTGCCGCAGGTACCAAGCTGTATTTTGACACCTATGG